GGACTTGTTAACAGTGGCAACTGATGCCTCTAGCGAAGCCGTATTTTCCGTCGCCCAGTATAATAATTCAACCGCCGTCGACGGACCCAACATTCTTCTTAAGCGCGCCAGGGGAACAATGGCGAGCCCAGCTATTGTGCAGGAGGACGACAATCTTGGTTCTCTTCGTTGGTACTCCTATGATGGGAGCAACTTCGATCTCAGTGCTGGCATCCATGCCGAGTGTGCCGGCACCCCGGGATCAAACGACACCCCGGGAAGACTTATATTTTCTACCACCGCCAACGGCGCTAATACCCTGACTGAGCAGATGAGCATCAGTCGTACTGGGGTAGTTGCAATCGCCGGCGCACTGACCGCAGCAAAAGCGGAGATCAGTACAAGCAATACCGGACTAACAAACGACCGGGCGCTTTTTGTCCAAAACACAGCGGATAACTGCAATATCGAAGTCGACGCGGCGACAGACAAAGAAGCCAATCTTATACTCAGCGAAAATGGAACTGAGAAATGGATTATTGGCAATAGATATACTAATGATAAGTTACGTATTAGAAACGCGGAATTCACAGACACCGTCCTAGAGCTTACTCAAACAGGAGACCTTGATATCGCCGGCGCCCTAACTCTGGGCGCGGGGGTAACGTCAGCTTTGGGTAGTGAAATAACCACCGATCTTAGTACCGTAGATGACTGGACCAAGGTAGCCGAGGCTGACTTAAGTCTAGACAGCTTCATGATAGGAACCGCAACAATCAACGTTTTATTGATTGGTTATGAGGGCTCTGAAGAAATGTATTTAGCTACTTGCAATATATTGGCGCATAAATACGCGCCGACGCGATCCCACCTTCAAGTGGACATTATACAGGACGAAGGATCTGTAGCCTGGGACACCAGTGATTTTAGTTTAACCCAAAATACTTCAGTTGCTGAATTGTGGGTGAAGGCCCCCGCGGCAAATCATACTTGTTATGCGACAATCACTAATGGCACCACTGGCGGGAACACAAAAAGTCCCAGTGCGGCAAAATCAGATTGGATACTGACCCCCAATCAAACTTGGGGTTCGCTTGTGCCTCTAACAGACACAGCAACCACCACAAACGTGAAGAAAAGGTTTGATAGTCTTGTAATAGATGGCGACCTAACTGTAACAGGAAATGACATCAAAGGATCAGGCGGCACTGCCATCACGCTGGATATTTCTAACAATGTGACTGTCGCCGGCGACCTAACTGTAGCTGGCGGTGATATCCGGAATGGCGGTTTCGCGCCCATCTCCCTGTCCGGTCAAAATGTAACGCTTGGCAACAACTTAACTATACCAGGACAGGTTGTACCAGGATATGACCCTGGAATTATAGCACAGACGATTTTAAACCCTTCAACGGCGACCGCCTTTTCAATTACCAACTCGAACACTAATTTATATAGAGTTATTTGGAGCAGCGGCGACACTTCTACTACTGACCCCAAGGTTCAGTTCGACGCACCGGCGAATGGCTACGTGATGGTTGAAATCGATTGTTGGGAGGAAGACACCAGCACCGGCGGCTCTGGACCATATGTCTGGTTGGCCCTTTCTACTACGGGTGACAAGACATATATCCCTCTTTCAGATTCATCTATCGTCGCGGAGAGAGCATTTTGGTACGCTGAGCAAGAGCAACGTGGATTTAAATCTGCGCGCTTTTATGTTTCCGGGTTGTCCGGCGGTGCTACATATACTTGGCATTTGTACGCACGGCGCTGGTCGTCTTCCGGCGGTAGCAATATTCTCAGGTGCGGTGGCGACTATCCGCTGTTCGAGATGAGAGTGCGACCTACCTATAGTAATGCTTCAATATACAACACCTAATAAAAGAGACAACATGCCCAAAGACCCCAACTACATCGCCAAACTAGAAAAAGCCATAACTCAAAAGTATGGTGAAGAGGCAATCAACAACCCAGCCCGTTTTTGGTCCGAGGACAAAGAAAAAGAATATATTCAACAGTCGGTAGAAGAGCGACAGAAGTTCGCTAAATTGTCTGAGGCCCAGGACAAAGTAGAAGAAGACGGATTTTTAATAAACCAAAAACTACTTACTAGAGACCACAATAGGACCTGTCCTGTTTGTCGTAAATATTCTTTTCATTCGCGTGATGATTTGTATATGAATAAGTTTGAAGCCTGCTTCAAGTGCTATATACAATACATCGAGGGCCGGGAAGAAAGATGGACAACTGGTTGGAGACCACATAAGGAAGAATAAAAATGGCAACAGTACTAGAAATCATCCAAGGAATTAATCAAGCAGCCGCCAATGGCGCCTGGGACGGGGCTCACGAAGAGTCCCTGCAAGCTGACGGTAAAGCACGAACGGCCGGCCTCAAGCGAGAAAACGGACACTATATTAACGATCGCCGCGTAATGGACGGCTTTATGGTTCAGTTCCATGGCCCAATCCTCCGTGTAAAGTACCAGGCGGACGCGCGCATTAAAGAGGTCGCCAACAACAATTTTGAAGATGGAGTTGTCCAACACCTCCAGGAAATTGTTAAGTTCCTAAAGAAAGAATATAAAGCCATCACGGGAAACAGTCTTTCTCTTACAAAAGAGGGCGACCATCATATTCTCGTTCAGCGCATTTCTAACTATCGTACTGATGTTCAGGCGCATTGTGACTATCGCATTGGCTCACTGAAAGATGTCGTTGCTATACATGCTACGTCGGATGATGATGCAGACGAACACTCTAAGGATCGTTTAGACGCATCCATCAAAAAATGGTTAGAGCAGGGTCCCAAGAACAAGCGCCCCTCTAACGATACTCGCAAAGGTAAATAAGAAATGTTATGGCGGCTAGCCTCACAAAGCAAGAAATAGTAAAAGAGGTTATCAAGGCCGGAAAAGACCCGGTCTATTTTACGATAAACTATTGTCGCATCTCACACCCACAAAAGGGGCTCATTCCATTTAAAGCATTTGATTATCAGCAAGAACTTCTGAAGGATTTTGGTGATTATCGTTTTAATATAATTCTCAAGGCGCGCCAGTTGGGGATTTCAACAATCACAGCTGCCTATATTGCATGGCTTATGCTGTTTCACCGCGATAAAAACATTCTTGTGGTGGCCACCAAACTGCAGACAGCTACCAACTTAGTTAAAAAAGTAAAAGCTATAATGAAGAATCTTCCCGATTGGATGCAGATATCAGAAATTACAGTTGATAATCGCACTTCGTTTGAACTCAAGAACGGCTCTCAAATAAAAGGATCTTCTACTTCAGGTGACGCTGGCCGCTCAGAAGCTCTTTCGCTTTTGGTGGTTGATGAGGCCGCGCACGTTGAAAAGCTAGGAGAACTGTGGACAGCGCTTTACCCTACTCTTTCAACTGGTGGGCGATGCATTGCACTGTCGACCCCCAACGGTGTCGGAAACTGGTTCCACCAGAACTGTGTAGAAGCCGAAGCCGGCACCAATGATTTTTATATGACCACTTTAATGTGGGACGTTCACCCTGATCGAGACAAAAAGTGGTTTGAGAAAGAAACTCGCAATATGTCCACCAGGCAGATTGCACAAGAGCTCGAGTGTAACTTTAATGTATCTGGTGAAACAGTTATCCACCCGGAGGATATTCAGTGGTATCTAGAGAAAACCACTGCTCCGAAGTATAGGACAGGCTTTGATCGTAACTATTGGATCTGGGAAAAGCACGATCCGGAAAAGTCTTATCTTATTGTAGCTGACGTTGCCCGCGGCGATGGTAAAGATAATAGCGCATTTCATATTATCCAGCTTGAGGACATGAAACAGGTGGGAGAATACATCGGAAAACCCACTCCTGATGACTTTGCTGATATTTTGTATAGTGTTGCAGGAGAGTACAATAATCCAATGGTTGTAATAGAAAACAACAATATTGGCTTCGCGGTACTTAAAAAACTGCAAGATAAAGAGTATCCTAACTTATATTACTCTGCTAAAGGAGACCACCAATATATTGATCCCATCACTGCTCAGTGGCAGTCAAACGCAAT